TGATGGCGAAATACACATACGTAATGATATGTTACCAGAAAAAACATCATTCGAATCTCTTATCAAACATAGGTTACCTAAACTGGACGTGTTTCGTTCCCACTTCGGAGATGCAGAAGTCGACATGTCTACTGCCACATTCCACTGGAATCCACCAAGATTTATGAATGGGCACCATGTCGGTGGGGCACATTTTGCCGAAGGGTTCTAATAAAATATTTAACGCAGATCTTTATCCGCCGTGTAGTACGTCTTCCCCTTAACAACAAAACTATGAACCCTCGCGTACCCCCACGCTTGTGGAGAAGCTCCCGGACGATGCCCGGTTCTCCACGCAGCGAGTCCCCTATTGTAGACCGTCTTGAGGGTCTTTAGAGGTATCCCAGTGGCCTTCGAGATCTCTGGGAGAGACTTGACCTCTGGTCCATACTTTTTCCTAAACTTCTGGGTGTAGGAGGAGGTGCGGGTCTTGACCCCACTGTCTGTTTTGAAATCTTTGTAGTCCCTCTTGAGCATCTTCTTGTAGCGGGTCTCGACCTGCCCCAAGGTCTCAAGTCCCCTGAAGTACTTGAGGGGTGCATAGATTTTGCCCTCGGTTTTCCGCAACTGCCCAACCTTCTTGGTGATTTCGGCGTCTGAGAGAGGCATCGTACTTTTTACTGAGAAATTTTACAGCGGTGTGGATATCTGGGAACAGGTGATTCCCAAACTTTACACGTCCCGTGACGGGGTTGTAGTACCCCTTGTATTTAAGAAATTGACATCGATGCATTTCACCCATATAAAAAATACAAGATTATATTAGTGAGATAGGATGGGGCTTTCGATAATTATGGGAAATATGTTTTCGGGTAAAACTTCTGAACTAATCAGACGACTTAAGCGTTTAAAGATCATTGGTAAGAAAATATTGGTTGTCAACTCAGCCAAGGACACCCGATCCCCCGATGAAGTTTTGAAGACCCACGACAATGTAAAGTTTGATTGTTTCAAGGTCTACGAGCTTTTCGAACTCATAAACAAGGAGGAGTTTAATAACGCGGACATCATAGCCATCGATGAGGCTCAATTCTTCCCCCGCCTCAAGAAGTTTGTGGAGTGCTGTATGTGTGTAAATAAGGATGTAATCATAGCGGGTCTGGATGGAGATTCATTTCAAAATAAGTTTGGTGAACTCCTGGATTGTATTCCAATAGCGTGTGAGGTCACCAAGTTGTCTGCCCTCTGTATGCGTTGCAAAGATGGAACCCCTGGGCCCTTCACGAAGAGGATTGTAAAGAATCAGGAACTCGAACTCATTGGGGGGAGTGACATGTATATAGCCACCTGTCGTAATCATCTATGAATATCTAAAATGAGGACAACTCGTCTACCCGGTCCAGTCTTTACGAGTTCGTGGTACCTCGCGTGATCGAATATAAAATCGTCGCCGTCCATGTGGACATGCGAGCCACTTTCAGTATACAACGTGCAATCACCATCACTTTGTATAGTGAGATGATACCTCAGGAGTTCATTTGATTCAGCTCGGTGGGGAGCTATAGTCATAGGACCATCTACGACTGCGAACGCGGCGCGCTCGGCGAAGTCGCGTGTGCATGAAATCTGTTTGATTAATCCGTAGAGTATTGGAAAATGTTCAACTTTATAATAGTAGTAGTTCATATTCTCCTCAAACCATGGATCTAAGTCATGGTAATACTCGTGTTTCAGTGATGATGAAACTTTTAGAAACTCTTCGCGTATCTTTTTATAGTGAAGTTTCAGTAATAAAAGTCCGGGGTGAAAGTGGTGAGGCTTGAATATATCTCTCAGTGTGTTTTGCATACCAACCACAGGTCTCCATATATTTGTAAAGTATAACAGATCTATCGGTGCTTTCATGTAGTCACAAAAAACTAAAATGGCGGGTGTAATAATCAGAAGGGGCCACATTATTTTCTCGGTAGATAATAAAAATGCCCGGATACGGCAAGCGTGAATACATGGACCCAACCCCAGAACCCACCGAGGACGTCAAGACTGTTGAGCATCGCTTCAAGATGCCAGCTCTCCCAGCGCTCACCATCGTTCAGTTCCTCCTCATCTCGTTCATCGCGTACCACGCGTGGACTACCCGCAAGATGAAGAGCCCCGTTTTGGGCACTGCTATTGTTGCCTACGGTCTCTTCCACCTCTATGACCACCTTTACCGTGTGAAGCGTGGCCCAGAGAACCTTTTCTTCCTCCCCAAGAAGGAGGCGTACTGTGGCGCGTGCCGAAAATAAATCCCTGTAAAATATAAGTATGCGCGTCAAGGTTATTCGTAGCCCGAACCCGAGGAAGAAGTTCAGGGCGATATTAGAAGACGGCAGGACTGTTGACTTTGGTGCACGTGGATATTCCGACTACACCAAACACAAGAATCCTTCACGAATGCGTTCCTATGTTCTTCGCCACGGGGGTCAGATACCCAGACGTGTGATGGAGGAAGAGGATCCCCGAAAAATTCAGAAGCTTATGCTCAACGTAACCACCAGTGACAAGGAGGACTGGAAGTTAGGTGGAGTAGATAGTGCTGGTTTTTGGTCTAGGTGGTACCTATGGAGTTATCCTACATTTGGGGGTGTCCGTAGATTTATGAAAAAAAAGTATAACATAACTATAGTATGAGCAGAGGTACAATTATTGCTGTATTAGTTATACTTTTTACATGTTTCTTGTCAATATTTGGATACCTTTTCATCCAGCGATTGAAAAGGGATGCCGACGAAAGGAAACGGATCGAGGACTGGGAAAATAAAGTCAACGGGGATGAGGTATTCTTTTTTACTGAGTGTAAGTACAGGGGATTTATGATAAGTGAGAAGATTACAAATCCCATGAGTTCCATGTATGACCAGGATGATATGACGGGGCCACTGACGTCGATGATTATCCCAAAGGGTGTGGAAGTTAAGGCGTTTACAGATGATAACAATAACATTTCATTTACTTACACCGGTCCTAGGGTATTGAGGTGTATAACTGCACACGACCCGGTCAAATCTGTGCACATAACTCACGTTTAAGAATATCCATCTTTTCAAAAAAGACTACCATAATATCGAGTGTTTTATAATTTTCTACACCAAGGTACTGTTGGAATAGGTCTTCTACACCTTCGAAGAACCCTGTCAGTTTTAACTCATCTTCTTCCTCTTCTGTAAATGATTCCAATTCACAAGTGTAGTGTGACAATATTGTTTGAACTTCAACAACATTTTCACCCTTCCAATTCTCTAGGATGGTTTTCAGGTCGTTCAATCTAAAACGTTTAATAAATGCATCCGTGATACACCTCTTCGATATTATAAGTAAATCTTTACCAGTTTCTCCACCGATGTATTTCCTGAAAATATCTTCAGTGGTTTTAATTCCAAATGGGGTGAATACTATACTATCATCACACTGTCGTCTCACCCTAGAGAACTCATTCATTAGGGATATTACACCGTGAGTAGTTATATCGTCATTTTCCCAATCTCTGGGGAGTTTTCGGAGTTCGCGGAGTTTAAATTTCTTCACTATGTGAGGTTCGGTTTTGGGAATACACCCAAATTTAAATAAAAATAATGCGAACAATGGACCTATCATATTACACTCTAAGGCTAATTCTTTATCTCTAAAAACTCTTTGAAAGTTAATACTTTTCCATCTTCAATCATTTTCGCAAGTATATATTCTTCTTTGTTCATATCCTGGTAGGATAAATAGGCTTCACTGTATACACGTTTGATGTATATATCAACGTCGTCCAGGTACAGTAGGAAATTAATTAGTTCACTATCGGGCATACTATATAATTCCGAATCAAACGTAGAACATGAGAATAGATGTCTCGGGGCTTCATATACAATGAACTTTCTTGCTATAATTTCTTCGACATTTCCAAATGGCTGTAAAGCGATTTCATCAGACAGATAAGATGAAGTCATGAGGCATTGTATACCCGAGCTTATCTTAGATAGAAAATCTCTTTTAATTTTGGTGACCATTTTCAGATAAATTTACTTTCGATACCTAAAACTTAGGTGTTTAAAGAATAAATATCAAATTCAAATATGACTGACTTCAAGGACGACCTTCGTGAAACAAATAAACTCATTCGAGAGGTTATTCTCCCACAACTTGTAAAGATTGAAACTGAGCTTATATCCTTACGTAAACATGTATGGCCGTATGTACAGGCGAGAAAGGAGAAGTTTTTACTCAACGACCTTGATGCGAAAAGAGATTTTTTCAAGTACCTTGATGATGAAACTATTATGGAATTATTGAAACTCAAAGCAAAGGTTTCATCTTCAGCCCAGGGTCTACACCAGAGGGAATATGACCTGACTAAAAATTTTTGTTAGTATACTATAAATGCGTGCGGGACTTGTAATTTCATTATTGGTTATATTTTTGGTGTCATCTGGGTTGGCGGCTGTGATGATGTCACAACAGAAGGAGAAGGAGATGGTCGGTCCATCGGTTGTCGAGGCGGAAGTGGAACCAGAAATGGAACCAGAAATGGAACCAGAAATGGAACCAGAGGCGGAAACAACTTCTCCAACGACTGAAAACTACACCTATATAAAAATGTAGGTATACAATAAATGCTTCCCATATTTATGATACCCGGGGTTTCTGATCTCCTTCCATCTATCCCAGGTATGGATTTACTACCAACTACTTCAGAGATGTATAATGTGAAGACACCCCTACGTCTTTCGACAATTGGTTCCTTTGTTTGTTGTATGTTTATGTTTGTCAATGTGATTCAAAAGTTGGGTCCTCTCCCCAAGGGTCCACCACCAATGATGGCGATGCTCCTAGGTGCATGTGTCTGTTCTGTATTTTCGACAGGACGTATAGGTTTTGATATTAAGAGGCGTCTTGCCCCTAAAAAGGAATAAAGAAGTCGCTACTGTGAATAGTAAATGGTTGCCAAGGGAAACGCTGAAATTTCAACCCGTATGACATATGAAGAACGTGAAGCCATGTACATGAAGGGTAAACAGGAAGCGATGAACAAGGCTCTCGAGGGTGAGAGGGTTCGCTACACGAGCGCCGGGGATTCTGAAAAGTTTGTTACATTCCTGGAAGGTCGTTTAGAGATTTGGGACGAGGTGAAGGATAAAACCTTCCATGGTACAAGGATGTACGAGAAGACTAAAGAAATCCTCGAGTCAAAAAGGTTTGGGGTTGAATAAAAAATAAAGAAAAATCGGTGTGTGTACACTCGCGTAAAATTGATACTTTGATATTACCAATTTTACGAGACAGTTTTGCTTTTCGCTTAGACATTATCTAAAATTTAGAGGTGATAATCTGACTTAGGTTTAATTTCCAAATGCTACACCCGCCATACCATTCTTGATACGGAGGACATTGTAGTTCACCGCGTAAATGCGGTGAAGCGCGTTACCACCCGTGGGTCCAACGAGTGCGAGTTTGGCATTATCGATGCGGGAGAAGTTGAGGGTACCAGTGGGCTGCATCTTACTCAAGTTGAGGCAGAATGGCCATGTGAAGGTGGGAAGATCCTCGAGAATGTCGTCTGGGAGATCCGTGCTGTGCATTTCTGGAACGACTGTGTGGTGATAGACATTGGAGGTATCCTCGAAGAGGGGAACACCATTGATGTAGAGAGACGACTTTTGGAAAGTGAATTCGGAATCCCAGTCATTACCCGTAGCCTTACCGGAAACGAGGTGGACAGATTTCACTGGGTGGTTGAAATATGTGAGATCAATCTCTGTATCGGTATTGGAGGCAAGTTGGTGTTGAGTTTGGGTGATGAGAAGTTCGTGTTCATTATCTGTGAAATATTTACGTTCGTCTGTGTCCAGGTAGATGTAGTTACCCCAAACCTTGGGAGTGCCGACTGGGGTGTATCCGTCACGGCACTTGATGCGGATCTCCACGTCGTGGTATTGGAGGGCCACCAAAGGGAGAACCTTGGTCCAATCCTCGCCGAAGAAGAAGGGAATCATGAAGTGGTCACCACCGTGGTTGGACTTTCTGTTGTTGGTTGTAACGGCACACGAAGCCTTAGCCGTGTTGTCGCGGAGAAGTGGGTTGTGGACACCCTGAATAAACAGAGAATCCAGTTGCGACACCTTTTGGCCGCCGATCCAGAGACCAAACTCAGTTGGGCTGGAGGCACCCGCGGAAAAGAGACCATCGGGGTTGGTCTGAACATTTGAAATACGAGTGTCCTCGATCCATATATAGCTCATGAGGTCACCCTTAGAGCGGATGGGGATGACAACCTCATTGTTTTCACCGAATGTACCAATGTAATCTAAGCGTTCGGGCTTCATTGCGAAATTTGTGTATCGCTTGTAGTTCTGACGAAAGAAACTGACTTGGGGGTCACCTGTGATGTACACATCCTGGGCCCCCACCGAAACGAGCTCAATCAAAGCTGCTGACATTTATTAATAAATGATATTAAAAATTGGGGTCGATGTAAACACATGGTGGTATTCCAGGCACTAACCTGGGAAGCGAGGGATTCTGGTAATGAGCATTTGGTAAGTATTTTTGGTAAAACTGAGGATGGTAAATCTGTATGTGTAACTACATCATTTACTCCATACTTTTTCATCAAACTTGACTTGACAACCTCAAAGCAGAAAATTCAAGAGATTTATAGTACGATCGATCGGAAGTGTCCTGAATGTGTACTGTGTTATTCTATGATGAAGTCGAAGGATGTTTGGGGATTCCAAAACAATGAGGAGTTTATGTTTATGAAGGTGGACTTTGTAAATCTTCAAATGAGACGTCGGGTGGATTCGTTTCTAAAGCGACCGCTCGAGCTCTCGTCTGGATTTTTTAAAGCTAAAGTCTTCGAGTCTAACTTGGATCCCGTCCTCCGGTTGATGCATAGAACTGGAATTCAATCTACTGGGTGGTTAGAGACTGGTGATAATTGTATTCGTTCTCATTTAGCCCGTGTTAATATTGATTTGTTCTGTAATGATTGGACTACACTTAAACCAGTGGCGAGGGATGACATCGCACCATTTGTCGTGGCGTCATTTGATATCGAGTGTAATAGTTCTACTGGTAAGTTCCCGGATGCCGATGTTACAGATGATGCGTGTTTTCAAATTGCAGTATCACTGTGTACGTTTGGTAGCGATGAACCCTACGAACGGGTGTGCTTATGTTACAAAAAAACTGATGGTCCTGATACTATTAGTTTTGATACAGAAAAGGAGATGCTTGAAGCATTCCAAAAATATATCCACGAAAAGGACATTGACATTTTCACGGGTTGGAATATATTTGGATTTGATCTTGAGTTTATTTACAAGAGGGCCTTTGTGGTTGGGTGTGACTCGGAGTTTTTCAAAATGGGAAAACTGAAGTCCCAGGAATGTGAACTTTTGATCAAGAAATTGAGTTCGAGTGCACTTGGTGACAATCTCTTGAAACTTCTCCCAATGTCTGGGCGTTTTATATTCGATATGTTCCACGAGGTCAAGAAGGGTTACAAGTTGGATTCCTACAGTCTCAATAATGTTTCAAAATTGTACATCGGGGACCAAAAGATTGACATGCCCCCAAAGGAGATGTTTGCTCGTTACCGGGAAGGTGACCCCGTAAAATTGGGTGAAGTTGCCGAGTATTGTATCAAAGATACCCTGCTGCCCCACAAGTTGATGAAGAAGATGTGTATTCTCCTAAACCTTCTGGAGATGGCCAAAGCTACCTGGGTTCCAATGTGTTTCCTGGTTGAGAGGGGTCAACAGATTAAGGTGTTTAGTCAACTGACGAAAAAGGCACGGGAGCTTGGTTTCATGGTCCCAACCATCCGCTATGGTACTGTAACATCTGATCCTTACGAGGGTGCTACAGTCCTCGAGGCACAAAAAGGTGCATATTATACACCTATCACAGCCCTAGACTTTGAAGCTCTGTACCCATCTATCATGATGGCACACAATCTGTGTTATTCATCTTGGGTTATGAATGAAAAGGAGTATGGGAACATTCCTGGGGTTACCTATGAAACATTCAATGTCGGTGAAAAGACCTATAAATTTGCTCAAGGTGTACCAAGTCTTTTACCGAGTATTCTTTTAGAACTCAAACAGTTCCGTAAAAAGGCCAAGAAGGATATGGCTACCGCGACGGGTTACATGAAGGAAGTATACAATGGTAAACAATTGGCCTATAAGGTTTCGATGAACTCTGTGTACGGTTTCACAGGGGCTGGGAAGGGTATTCTTCCATGTGTACCGATTGCATCTACGACGACGTTTAAGGGTCGAATGATGATTGAAGAGACGAAAACCTACGTCGAGAAGAATTTTCCCGGTGCAAAGGTGAGGTATGGGGACACGGATTCGGTCATGGTGGAGTTCGATGTTGGTGACCGGAAGGGTGTGGAGGCTGTTGAATATAGTTGGGAGGTTGGGGAGCGCGCTGCAGAGGAGTGTAGTGCCCTCTTCAAAAAGCCGAACAACTTGGAGCTTGAGAAGGTGTACTGGCCTTATTTTTTGTATTCTAAAAAGCGATACGCCGCCAAGTTGTGGACCAAGGGGAAGGATGACCAGATGCATATGGACTATATTGACATCAAGGGTCTCCAGGTTGTCCGCCGCGACAACACACCCCATGTCCGCGAGGTGTGCAAGGAGTTGTTGGACGTAGTCCTCACATCGAGCGACCCCGGTCCACCAACGGAGTTGGCTCGAGAAAGGGCCATAGAACTTCTATCTGGTGATGTTCCAAATGAAAAACTTATACTCAGCCAAGGTCTTTCGGATTCCTATAAAGTCAATGGAAAATCGGTCTCCATAAACAGTGATGAAAGTGTGGGGATTAATCAGGCTCATGTCCAAGTGGTTGTAAAAATGCGAGAACGTAAACCTGGTTCAGAGCCCCAATCGGGTGACCGCGTTCCCTACCTTCTCACTAATACAGGTGATCGGAAGGCCAAGGCATTTGAAAAGTCCGAGGATCCCAAGTTTGTGGAGGAGAATAACGTACCAGTAGATTATCATTACTATTTCGAAAATAAATTTTTGAATCCAGTGTGCGATCTTCTAGACCCCTTGTTCGAAAATACTAAACAGGAAATTTTCGGTGAAATCATTGACCAACACAAACCCCCGAAGAAAAAGAGGGAACCTGCATTGAGTACAATGAAGAAGGACCAACTCATTGAGGAGTGTAAAAGATTGGGTCTCGATGAGACTGGTAAACTTGTGGACTTGAGGGGGCGATTGAAGGAGGCTAGGTTAAAGAGGGAGGAAAGTCTTGAAGACATATTTAAAAACTACACGCAATCTAATATATAGGATGAATATACAAGATAGATTAATTGAACTTATTGATGAAGATTTGAATCAAAGATTGAATTTGATAATGAATGATTACGTCACAATAATTTCTAAAAAACATGGCATTCCCATGGAATTACTTTTGAGAGACGTACCCACAACAAGTTCTATATCTCTTTGCAGGGGTATAAAGTCCAATGGGCAGAGGTGTACGAGAAAGGGGGCCAATAATGGATATTGTGGACATCATGCACACCAAGGAGAACGAATTAAACAACGATTGTTACCAAGTTCAAACATACATACACATGGACCTGAGAAAATGTTCGTCAAAGGGTGTCCAGGGTGTCAATCCCCAAACGAACTTATAGATTTGAATTCTATATTAAATAATGAGCAAATCTGATATTCTACTATCATCTATAAACACATTTTACACCGACGAAAAGAATAAAACTAAACTTTTAAACATTCTCGATAAGACGAGTGGTATATCACTCAGAAATTTGGAGTGGTTTATCACAAACTATTCGAAAAAAAATAACACCTCCTACACAACCAAGGATGGGAAGTTCTTCACCGTCCATTGCGCATATAAATCCAGTCTAGATGGATACAGTAAAAAATTATTCGATCCATTTTGCAGATCCCAAAAGTTTGGGTACACCGTTCCAGGGACATCTCATGAAATTCAAACAACTTTGGCACAGTTAAATTTCATCAAATGGTGTATCAAGAACAACATCATTGACTACATCAGTGACAATCGTCAAGCGTTAGACATAAAACCCTTCTCAAAGGTGAATGTCTGATATCCAGTATAATACATATGTAGAGAGTAGGTTTTTGTAGCTATATTCACTAGAGAACCTGGTGATGTATTTAGTGTGACCTCTATATTTGTTTTATCTGATTGTATTTGACTAAAATCCAAGTTTCCCGATGGCTCCACATTAATCGGATTCATCGAAAAACTGTATGTATAAATATTTCTGAAAGGTCTTGCTAATCTATTTCTACTTGGTATCAGGTACTTGTAGTAATTATGTGTAGTGTCTGTAATGTTTGGCAATTTGTTACCATTGATGAAAAAACTTGCTCTGTCCATGATGGGATAAAAGAATGTTCCAATTTCATCAAAGTTTACATTTGAGGAAAAATTAAAACGATTCTGACTGTAGTAGGTTTCCGCGTCTTCAGGGTTACCCACTGAAATATTTTCATCTTCAAACTCGGTGTTTCTCAAAAACCAGTGAATACATTTTACAGGAATATTTGGAACTAGATTATTCTTGATGATGTTTGTGTTGAGCTCACTCACCGCCGTGGGGTGCTTCACCACAAGATCAGTCACCAGTATTTGCTTTTCACTTGATAAATACTTTCTTTCTTCCGCACTCACCGTAATTTCTTCGGTTACCAAATTGAACGAACTTAATTCCAATGTGTCTGTTGTTTCTGTGAAGAATGTTTGTTCATGGAATTCTAATACGAACTCGATCTTTTGACGGTATACGGCACACACGGGGAAGTATGGGCGATTTGGTTTATTTGAGGAATATTCATCACTGGCATATTTCCTCGAAAAGAAAAAGTGAAGGGGTACAACTAAATCCGACTTGGAACGAGCGATTGTGGCATTTTGTGTAGAATCATCATATCCTAAACCTCTGTTTACAAGAAATCTATTGGCTACCTTTTCAGACATCTCTAAGTACAACTCATCATATATGATTCCCCAATCATCGTGAATCTTTTCAACCTCGATGTCATCCACAAACATTGTGACACTTTTGAGTAAATGTCTACCCAATTGGTCCGCGTAGTTTCCATCTGTGATACCGGGCATGGTCACACTCAACCACATGTTACTCAAGAGGTCTCCCATATTGGTTGGATTAAACTGAACTTTAATAGTTTGTCCGAATGGCCAGTTACTGATTTGTCCAGAGTTCAAGACGTTCCGAACTCTGTGATACTTCCGAAACTCTGAATGTTGTGTTGGTTTTGTATAATTAAAGAAGGAGTCTTCTGGGTCTTTGGAAAGTAGGTATGTATCCTGCTTTCCAATAGCTTTTAGGGAAATCTTAGCGGCTTCACCCATGCTTACTATTATTTATATATTTTTAATATCCATTTTCCACATTGTGAGGTGACTCATTTTCATTATACGTTCCAACTCTTCATCCGCCTCTTTCACCTCTTTTAGGAGGGACATTACAGATTCCTCGGTGTACTGCACCGTCTTGATGTTGAGGAGATAGTCGTAATTTCCCTCAATTTTCGGGAAAGTCTGGGACATCTCAGCCTCCAAGTCCTTCTTCTTTTTTTTGAAGACCACCAGGTCCCCCTCTATGACCATGGAGACAAACTTGGCGCGGTGACCACACATCACAGCCCTCTTTTGTAACACATCTACAAGGTGTGCCTTTCGCTTCTTGTAGTGTTCCAAACGGAGTTCCACAAAGTCTTTGAGAATCTCTTCAGCATTCGCATACTTGTGGATGCCCCGAGTCGGGTGGAAGAGGTGCATGTTCGATGTGTGGAATGTCTTCTTCATCTTGAGGTCTTTCATCAAGTCCTTCCCAGTGTAGCCGAAGATTTCGAAATCCACATCCTCCGTAGTGCTGTTGTTCGTGTAGCTGTTGATCATCTTCTTTTCCACGAGTGTGTCCAGGTACTCCTTGTAGTCTTG